TGTGACTGGGCCGGGATCAAGCGCTACATACTCTGCTAACGATACAATGTCGAACCACACTGGGTGGACTGAGTTTACGGGCTACAGTCAAGCTACCCGCAGAACAGCAACATTTACCGCCGCTACCACGGCTAACCCCTCGGTTGTGACCAACGCAACGTCTGCTGCGGCATTTACTATTAACACTAGCGGGAATGTTGCCGGGGCTTTTCTTACGACCGTGAACACAAAAGGCGGCACGGCGGGAACATTGTTTTCGGCGTCAAACTTCACAGGCGGAAATCGCGGGGTTACTTTGAACGATACCGTGACTGTGGTATACACATTTAGTTTAACGGCGGCTTAATCATGGCTTTTGTTGTTGCTGATCGGGTAAAGGAAACCAGCACTACTACTGGTACAGGCGCGATAGCTTTGGCTGGGGCGGTGGCTGGGTTTCAGTCTTTTGCATCCGGGGTTGGGAACAGCAACACGACCTATTACGCGGTTGTTAACCAAGCTGCTACGGAATGGGAAGTTGGTTTTGGGACGCTTGACTCCACTAGTGCAAATCTGGCCCGGACAACGGTGCTTGCGTCGAGCAATGGCGGTTCACCAGTTGCATTCACGGCAGGGACAAAAGAAGTATTTGTCACCCAACCAGCCACTCGGACATTGGTACAAGCCAGCGGCGGGGGCACTACTAACGGTGTTTTGTTTTATACTGGGGCTGGCGTTGCCACAGCGACAAGCGCGCTCACGTTTGATGGCACCAATTTTGCAACGACGGGAAGCGCTACAGCAGCAAGCTTTATTCCCACAAGCAGCACTGCGCCCACCAACGGCGTATATTTACCCGCTGCCAACACGGTAGGGTTTGCTACTGATAGTACGGGCGTGGTTTACATAAATGCTTCCGGCAACCTACTGGTTGGCACGCCAACTAGCGGAAAAAGACTAACAGTCTCTGATTCTATAGAGTCTACCGCAACATTTATACGAACCAGCAATACTGTAGGCAACGAAAACCTTATCGACTTTCAACTGCAAAACAGCAGTAGTGCTGCGGTTATATACTCACAAATTGGCTCGTCCATTATCACTAATACGGCGGGGGCCGTTAACGGTGCGTTTGTCATAAATACAACGAATGCTTCGGTAAGCGCAGAAAGGGTCCGTGTTGATAACGCTGGGAACATGCAAATGCAGACCGGCGCGCTTATGCCGTATACCCCGAATCCGGGTTCAATTTCTGCGGTTACAACGCTTACAAACGCTCAACTGCAAACGCAACTTATTAACACCACCGGCACCACTTACACGGTAACCATGCCATTAGGCACGACGCTTGATACGTTGGCAAATTGGGCAGCAGTAGATGTGGGCTACGACTTTGTTATTATCAACACTGCGTCCGGCACCATAACAATGGCAGTAAATACAGGCGTCACTTCTATTGGTACGCTTACGGTTTTAACAGGTATTTCCGCCCGATTCCGTATTCGCAGAACTGCTGCAAGCACATACATTTTGTATCGTATAGGTTAAATATGCTCTACGGTGACGGACCATATAGTTCGCAAGCTTACTCGGCTTCAAACCCTACGACATATTCAGTAGCGGTGAATGAGGCGGGAGTGGTGACGGATACGGGTCAAAGCCCGCTTTGGGTGGAAATCTCTACCGCGCAAGATCCGGTGTGGACTGACATCCCGACAAACTAAAGGATTGCAATGGCAACTTCATATACCCCGCTTCTTGGGCTTGCCCTCCCTGTTCAGGGAGAGTTATCAGGTACTTGGGGCGATACGGTCAACAACTACATAACAAACTATGTTGATGCGGCGGTTGCTGGGGCGCTGACGGTTACTGGAAACACAACGCTAACAAAGACCACCAACAGCAGTCTTGGGGCAACATCATCTCAGTATGCGATTATTATCGCGTCTCCGACATCAAGTAACATTACGATTACCGCTCCGGCAGCAAGCAAGACCTACGTAGTCATCAATACGTCAGCGACGTATACCGTTACATTCAGGGGCGCTGGCCCAACAACAGGTGTGACGATAGGCGTAAGTGATAGAGCACTTATAGCATGGAATGGCTCGGACTTTGTAAGAATAATTAATGCCGCTAGCGCTAGCGGCGCTAACACACAGGTTCAGTTCAATAGTTCTGGCAATTTAGCTGGTTCTGCAAACCTGACGTTCAACGGCACGACGCTTACTGCCGCAGGAATAGCTGGGCCGCTTAACGGCACAATTGGAGCTACCACACCAAATACCGGGGTATTTACAACTGCAACTGCAATTGCGGCGGCGACTCAAGATGCGGTAAGGATGCAGGGCCGCGCTGGTGGAACATCCAGTTATGTGGCAACTCTTACGCCAACGACGTTGACGGCAAGCAGAACGCTAACCATTCCAGATGCCACTGGTACGTTATTAATCAGCGGCGGCGATCTTGGTACGCCGTCTGCTGGCGTAGTCACTAACTTGACTGGCACGGCCAGCATTAACATCAACGGTACGGTTGGAGCTACCACACCAAATACCGGGGTATTTACAACTGCAACTGCAATTGCGGCGGCTACCCAAGACGCTGTTCGATTGCAAGGTCGTGCAGGGGGGACAAGTAGCTATGTAGCGACCGTTACCCCAACGACGCTAACCGGAAACAGGACGCTAACCATTCCAGATGCCACCGGCACAATTCTACAAAGTGGAACAACTGTTACGGTTGGGCAGGGCGGTACTGGAGCTTCTACGTTCACGGCCAATAACGTACTGCTTGGGAACGGTACTTCAGCGTTTCAAGTAGTGGCACCCGGTACAACCGGCAACTTACTAACGTCTAACGGTACTACTTGGGAAAGCACAGCGCCGGCATCAACACCCGCAAATTTTCAAGAATTTACATCCTCTGGTACATGGACCAAACCATCTGGCTGTTTATTTGTAATGGTCGAGTTGTGGGGCGCAGGCGCTGGTGGCGGTTCTGGGTCACGTGCTGTTGCTGCAAGTGGGGCTCCCGGTGGAAGCGGCGGTGGTGGTGGCGCTCGTGTAATGCGAATGTTTAGAGCTTCTAATTTAACGTCTACCGTATCTATCACTATCGGCGCTGGCGGTTCTGGTGGTACTGCTGTGACTACAAATAATACCAACGGGAATATTGGAACAGCGGGAGGGACATCTTCTTTTGGTTCATACATATCCTCTTATGGTGGCGGCGGTGGTAACGGCGGTGGGGCCTCTACCAGTGGCGGTGGTGGTGGTGTTGGTGGTGTTGGTGGTGTTAGTGGTGGAAACCCTGCTAGCGCTGGCTTTGGAGTTGGTAGTGCCAGTAACACCGTTGGCGGCGGTGGGGCTGCGCCGGGAGGCGCTGCTGAATGGGGTGGTGGTGGTGGTGGTACTAGTACCGGTGGTGGGTCTATTCATGGCGGTGCTGGCGGTGGCGCTGGCAGCAGTAGTAATTTTACAGGCTCCGCTGGGGGGAATAATACTTACGGGGCCGGAGGTGGTGGCGCTGGAGGTACATTAACTGGTAATGGTTCTAGTGGTGTAACTCAAGATAATTACAGTGGCTCTGGTGGCGGAGGCGGGGGTTCAACAGGCGTCAGCGCAAATGCGGTAGCGGGGTCTGGGGGCGCGGGCGGCTTCCCTGCTGGCGGTGGAGGTGGAGGTGGAACTTCAGCGAACGGATTTAATTCCGGCGCTGGCGGCATAGGCGGTGATGGGCTTGTTCGCGTTTATACTTGGTAAGGCGGCAATATGAGATACGCAGTTATTGAAAACCAAAAAGTTATAAACGTTGTTCTTGCGTCACCAGAAGTCGCCGCTGAACGTGGGTGGGTTATGTGCCCAGATGGAGTAGGTATTGGGTGGACATTTGACGGTGTTGGCGAAGCAATACCTCCCGCGCCAGATACAGAAGCCCAAGCTTCCATAGTTCGTTCAATGCGTAACGACCTTTTGCTTAAATCCGACAAAGAAGTTTTACCAGATCGTTGGGCGCTAATGTCAGCAGAGCAACAAACTGCGTGGTCTGTGTATCGACAAGCGCTGCGGGATGTGCCGTCACAAGCAGAGTTTCCGTTGGCCGTAGTTTGGCCTAATACACCATAAGTAACATCCCTGTCTTACACGCACGGTAAAATCACGACGGGCACCCGCCCACCTAACCCCCGGAGATTTCCATGAAAGACTTGATCATTGATGCGATTGACGGTTCGGAGCCGGTTGACGCACTGAACGCTCTGTTCTCTGTTGCTTTTGCTGTTGCTATTGAAAGCGGCATCAACGAATTCACGCTTAGCTCGCTCTTCGCTGCACATGTCGAAGCACAGTTTGAAGTTGCTGCCCACGTTATTGCAGAAGGCGACGCTGAAGAAGAAGCTGAAGAAGCTGAAGAAATCGACGAACAGACCGAAGACTAAGGTCAGGCCCCGGTGCGACCCACCGGGGTATTCCAATGCTGTTCTGCGCCGTCTGCCGTGGGGAGTTTCTACGAGAAGACCTGATCGTTCACGGTCGCAAGGACTATTTTCTTTGTAGCAAGTGCAAGTCAGACGTAAACCGTCTTGATCGGTTCGGGCTGTCCCCATCAGATTATGACTTCCTGTTGAAACTTCAGGGGTATAATTGCGCTATCTGCCACAACCCCCTCAAACTTAAGCAATACAAATTTGCGGTCGATCATTGCCACGACTCGGATGATGTTCGTGGGATTTTGTGTGTACGCTGTAACACGGCTCTAGGTAGCTTTGACGATGACCCGGACATGATCCTGCGAGCCGCAGAATACTTGAATAGCCCACCAGCTTTAGGTATCGTCAAGCGACACGATGGGCGCAAAAAAGTTTCGTTTCTGCGGAGCGAGTACATAAGGATGCACGGCGATGGAGCTAGTTGAACTCTTCCTGAAAGCGTGGCCGGTGCTGCTCGGTATCGTGACGCTCATCATTGTGCTCTCTAAGCTTGATTTGCGGGTTGCCGTCCTTGAGGAAAAGGTCAAGTCGGCGTTCGAGATCATCAACAAGATGAAGGACAAGCAAAATGGCTGACTTCAACGCCGCTTTTGAACAAATGATCCGCGACGAGGGCGGTTATGTTTTACACACAGTTCCGGGTGACACCGGAGGGATGACATATGCTGGAATTGCACGAAACAAAAACCCCCAGTGGGGCGGCTGGAACCTCATTGACCACAAAGAAATCAACAATCCGCTCCTTACTGGAATGGTACGTGGATTCTATAAAGCTGAGTTTTGGGATCGTTTACGAGGCGATGAAATCACGAATCAAGTGGTTGCGGAATCGGTTTTCAATTTTGGGGTAAACACTGGGATGGGCGTTGCGGTTAAGCTGGCGCAGTTGATTGTTGGTGCTACCCCAGACGGTGCGGTTGGCCCTGTTACGTTGCAGAAGTTCAACAATGCTGAACCCAATTCGTTTAAGAAAGCTTACGCGCTAGCCAAGATCGCCCGCTATGCCGACATCTGCAACAGGAATCGTAGCCAATCTAAATTCTTATTAGGTTGGGTTCAAAGAACCTTACGGGGCTTAAAGTGAAAGATTTGACACAAGAGCAGGTGGCAAAAGTAATTTCCTACAACGCCAACACCGGGGAGTTTGTCCGTTTGGTTGGTAGTGGGAAAGGTGCAAAAAAAGGTGCAATTACAAAAGGCAGTCTAGATAAATCAAACGGGTATCTTTGTGTTTGTGTTTGTGGGGTTCAATTTTACGCACATAGACTGGCGTGGTTTTTGACCCACGGCAAGTGGCCTACGCAAACAATCGACCACATCAACAGGGACAAGACTGACAACCGCTTAGAAAATCTGCGGGACGTGTCGTATTCAGACAACAACGTAAACATGGGGATGCGTTCGCACAACACCTCTGGTTTGGAAGGCGTGTCTTGGCACGCAAAAGCACGTAAATGGATGGCGCAGATCAAAAGAAATGGTCAGTACTACTATCTTGGCTTGTTTGAGTCAAAAGAAGACGCAAAAGATTTACGGGATCTTGTGGCTGAAGAGTTTGCGGCGGGCGGGTTCGTTCCTTTGAAAGGGCTGAAGTAATGGATCTGATTGGTATTGGGTCAATCATTGAAGGCGTTGGCAAAGTTGCGGATTCGCTCATCACGACGGATAAAGAACGCTTGGAAATGGCGCTGGAGGAGCGCAGGCTTGACCTTGAGGAAAAGAGGATTGACCAAGAAACCGACTTGGCTCAGGTTCAAGTCAATATGGTTGAAGCGGCGAGTTCTAGCGTATTTGTCTCTGGCTGGCGTCCTGCTGTCGGCTGGGTTGGGGTGCTTGGCTTGGCTTACCAATTTCTTGGCTACCCGTTGATGCAGTGGTGCTGGGTTTTTGGTCAAGGTTATGACATAATCCCTAAAGGACTGAACCCCCCACCAGATTTGGACGTTGAGCAGCTTATGACACTGCTGGCAGGTCTGCTTGGTTTTGGCGGTATGCGCTCATTCGAGAAGCACAAGGGTGTAGCGAGCAAGTAATGCCGTTAAAGAAGATACTGTTCAAGCCCGGAGTCAACAGGGAAAATACGCGCTACACCAGCGAGGGTGGCTACTACGAGTCCGACAAAATACGCTTCCGCCAAGGCACGCCAGAAAAGATCGGCGGGTGGTTACGTATTTCAGCTAACACTTTCCTTGGAACTTGCCGGTCTTTGTGGACTTGGATAACGCTTGGGTTTCAAAAGATAACAGGCGTTGGCACCAATCTCAAATTTTATGTCCAGAACTCGGGTGCTTACTACGACATCACACCCATTCGTACTACGAGCACGCTGGTCAATAAGCTATCGACAGTCAATACTAGCAACATCATCACGGTTGTAGACGCGGCAGGTGGGTTCGTTAACAACGACTACGTTACTTTTTATGGTTCTGCCGGAAACATATCCATCGGCGGAATAACAATAACTCCCGGTACAGAATATCAGCTTACGTACGTAAGCGCCACAACATACACAATCACTGCTGCGAGCGATGCAACGTCAACCGTTGTAAACGGCGGTGGTACGGTCTACGCGGTGTATCAAATTAACGTTGGCGCGGATGCTGTAACTCCGATTTCTGGTTGGGGTGCGGGTACTTGGGGTACGCCGCCAACTTATTCTCCACCATCGCTCATTGGTACTTGGGGCTATGGAGCGCAGTCCAATACGCCACTACGTCTGTGGAACCAGCAGAACGTATTCCAAGAAAAGCTGCTTTACGGCGTACGCGGTGGCCCGCTCTATTGGTGGACACCAGATAACGGTTATACAGGAACCCCAGTAACAATAAGCTTTGCCAGCCCTGCCGTAGTAACTTCCCCCACAGGGCTAGAAGAAAACACAGCACTCACGCTAACAACTGCTGGGTATTTACCCCCACCGCTTGTGCCGGGTACTACGTACTATGTGAAGAACGCTTCTAGCGGTGGCACTGTTTTTAATCTTTCCCTGACTGCTGGCGGCGCGGCCATAAACACCACGGCTATAGGTACGGGGCAACAGTCAATCTCTTCGCGCGGCATTTTGCTGTCTAGTTTGTCCGGGGCTTCGAGCGTACCGCTGTATCAAAACTGGATGCTTGCTTCGGACATTAACGAATACATAATTTGTTTTGGCACTAATCTTCCCGGCGAAACATCCTTAAACCCTATGGCCGTGCGTTGGTCAGCGGCGGGGTCTGTCACGGATTGGCTTCCTTCGTCTACAAACGACGCCGGGTTTATTATTTTGTCGCATGGTTCTGAGATTGTGACTGCGGTGCAAAGTCGTCAAGAGATTGTGGTTTTTACAGACTCTTCGCTTTACTCCATGCAGTACGTCAATGTGCCGGACGTTTGGCGCTTCCAGTTGTTGGGGGATAACGTCTCCATCATAGGTCCAAACGCGGCAATTGTTGCTTCGGGCGCTTTGTATTGGATGGGCGTAGACAAGTTCTACAAATATGATGGTCGCATAAGCACATTGCGCTGCGATTTACGCCAGTTTATTTTTGAAAACATTAACAAGACCCAAGCAGAGCAAATTTTTTGTGGCACCAACGAAGGCTTTAATGAGATCTGGTGGTTCTATTGTGTGGGGAATTCCTCAACAATTACCAACTACGTTGTCTATAACTACGTTGAAGATATATGGTATTACGGCACAATGGGGCGCACTGCTTGGTTAGATAGTGGGCTAGACGACTATCCGATTGCTGCTACTTACTTAAACAATATTGTTGAGCATGAGAACGGGGTTGACGACGTTTCAACCAGCACACCCGCAGCTATTGAGGCGTACATCTTATCGGCTGAGTTTGACATTGAGGATGGTGATCGGTTTGGGTTCGTGTGGCGTGTGGTGCCCGATATAACTTTCCGTGGATCAACTGCGGGTACTAACCCCGCAGTCACTATGACGCTGTTGCCCATGCAGAATTCAGGTTCTGGGTACAACAATCCCGCTTCTTTGGGTGGGCAGTCGTATTCGTCTGTGGCAGATTTAGGTAACCAAACCGCTACGTTTGGCGGCAAGTCATATTCGATTGAACAGTTTACCGGACAGATCTATACTCGGGTACGGGGACGGCAGATGGCGTTTTCAGTCTGGTCAAATCAACTTGGGACAACGTGGCAGCTTGGTTCGCCGCGTATGGACATCAGGCAGGATGGTCGTAGATGAGTTACGTTGTTACGACTGATTATAACTTTACGCGCTTCGTTGCACCGCGTTTACCCAACGCTACGCAAGCGTATGACCCGAGCTATATTGACCAACTCAACAACATCCTGCGGTTATACTTTAACCAGATCGACAATGTTTTAGGACAACTAATGGCTTCTGGATCATCCGTACCAATTTCGTTTCCGCCTATGGCGACTGATGCGTTTGGGCGGCAGCGGGTTAGTCAGCCGTACACTCTGTTCGATAGCCAGAGCCGCTATGCTGCGGACAATCAGTTTGATACATCAACAACCGGAACAGGCTCAACCACATACAACAGCAACCAAGCCAGCGTAAGTATGAGTGTGACTGCTGGCGGCGTAGGTTCTGTTGTGCGCCAGTCTTACAGAAGTTTTCCTTACCAGCCCGGTAAGGGGTTGTTGGTGCTCGCTACGTTTCAGATGGACTCTAGCAACAGCGCCAACCTAAGCCAGAAGGTTGGCTACTTTAATTCTCAGAATGGGGTGTTTTTTTCCAAAGTTGCTGGCACCAACGCTTTCACTTTGCGCTCTTACACTGGCGGGTCGGTAGATGACACAAGATCTGTAACTCAGGCAAACTGGAACGGTGACAAACTTGATGGCACGGGCGCATCAGGGTTAACCCTAGACCTTACTCACCCACAGATTTTGTGGATGGACTTTGAGTGGCTGGGCGTTGGGTCTGTACGGTGTGGGTTTATTATTAACGGGCAGTATATTGTCTGCCACACCTTTGATACCGCAAACGTATACGGCAGCACCGTATATATGACCACCGCTATCTTGCCGGTTCGGTACGAGATTACTTCGACATCTGCGGTTGCTGCTACGTTGACACAGATTTGCTCTTCTGTCGTGTCTGAAGGCGGGTTTGAGGCTACTTCGGTTGAGCATGTCGCTTCAATGACAAATCTTACTGCTTCTTCTTATTTAACAACTTCGTATAAACCCTTAATCTCCATAAGATTAGCCTCTGGAAGAACTGGGGCCGTTGTATTACCTACTACACTTAATTTCTTGCCCTCCACCACAGATAATTTTCAAATTGGGTTTGTAAAAAACGCAACGCTTTCTACGCC